CAATAGTCATGTTATGTCACCTGTTGTCTGAATTGACCAGAACGATACGCATCTTGACGTTCCATGCCGTCAGCCAAACGTTTAGCCAATGCAAGAGCTTCCATGAATTTCTGGTTGTACAGCGCCATCATATCTGGCTCACCCTTCATGTAAGTATAAGCTTCAACGAGCGATCCGTACAGTAGCACAGAATCAAAATTATCACCCAACCAAGAAGTTTGATTAGTAGTAATAGATGGCGGATAGTAATAGTAGTGAAGCTCAACCGTGTAGTTAGCGTCAGGTGTAGGGCCAACAATAAAAGTCAGTTCTTTAACGTCGTTACTTTGAGGCCCAAACAAGGCGTAGTACTTAGGGATCCCTTTATCCGTATTTGGATTGGGATATGCCTGCCGAATGAAGTTAACGTCTTTATTCAACAGATACTCATACGCCCCAGTAGCATCAACTGCCGCTAGAGAATACACAGCCAAAAAGTCTGATGGACATGCTAGGTATGGTGTTGTTGAATTAACAAGACCTGTCACATTCTTGCGAATGGACGGAAACTGCATGGAGTTGTAAATACGCTGCTCAGCCTGTTGCACAAAGACAGGGATCTCCGCCACGAAGTTAGACTCCGTATTCTCGGTATACGCTTGAATGTTAGCGCTGAGCTGAGTGTAATTCATGCCATCGGGCCTCGTGCCATTGTGCCTTTAGTAGCGCAACCTGTACCACGAATTTTGATACCAGTTGTCTTTACGTCAGGATTGTAGCCATCACGGTTGATGTTACCGACCGACATGTTTACTCTGTCTGCGCGAGTGGGCTTAGCACCGCTGTAGCCGTTGCCAAGCTCAACTTTGCCGCCGTCCATGGTGTGAGGAGGAGCATAGACTTTAGCATTGCCAACTTCTTTGCCGCCCTGCTTTTGACTAAATTTGGCCATATCAAGCCCCTTTTTTGTAGGTGAAAGATGACTTCTTTTGGTTAGCCACTTTAGCCAGACCACGACCCAGAGATTTCATCTGAGCATTAGTCTTACCGCCTTTGGCAAACTTTGTTGGCTTCATACCTTGATGCATGCCTTTTTCGTGCTTATGCACCATACCAGCCATCATCTTCTTGTCTTGTTTAAAATCTGCTTTGTCCATATTAAGCTCCTATCTGTATGGTTACTGTACCAATTTGTATGCCTAACAACAAGTAGTTTGGTGTTAATGCAGTATCAAAATATTGCGCCCCGCCAACCGGGTTCCATCCCCACTGAATATCTCTGCTACCTTGGCTTGGAAAACCAAACCCATCTGGAGCAGTGCTATTAGTTAGTAAAATCTGTAAACCGGTAGTTCCTGATTGCGTATAGCTTACATCAGGACGTGGCTCTCGTACAGCTTGTGGATCATCCACGGGGTACATACCCAACTGCAACTGAGGTTGATCAGGATCCCAGCACTCAGGACACACCTTTAAATTAAACAGGCGTGTCTTGATAATTTCTTTCTTCAGGTCTTTAAGCATAAACCGCTCATCACAGCGGTCACACTGAGCAATTGCGTATTTACCTGAAGCATATCTACTTGGCATACATCACCTGTAGAACGACTGTCTTGGAACATAACGGTCAGGAGCCTTCTCGCGGTCTTCCTGTGACGCTAACATCCACTGTTCTTCGTAAGCGGCTTTAAGCATCACAATACGCTCCATAGGCACGTCAGGGCGCTTAGAACCAACGTAATAAGCCAAACCAGCCACCATACAAGGTATCAAACGGAATGGTATGTCTTGGATATTGACACCACTACCAGCGTCTTGCATACGGCGCATACGCCAGTAGACAAACACATATTGATCGCCAGGAGAGTTAGGTGTAGGCCACACGTTCACAGACGTGAGATTATTGACTGTTACGGTTGCGCCAATTGCATGACCAGCGGCAGTTGTATTAGTGACGCCGTTGTACTGACCACGATAACAATTAAGTAGTTGATTACCGCTGACGTTAGCGTAGTAAATTGTTTCTGTACCAATTGTGATAAATCCTGTAGCGGGTAGGCTCACTGTTGAACTGAGGGTAATAGTTGTATCTGTTGACAATACTGTTGCCGCTACCGTTGCAGTGGATAAATAGCTCTCATTAGACTGCCGGTTAATCCACACTTGAATGGGACGGCCTTGCGCCAACTTGTTTGGCAGCGTTGAGTACGTTGACTCAGAGATACGACTGATGTTGATATCAATCTGGTTAGGCGTAGTTGCCTGTGTACGGATAACTTGATCCAAGAGATCAATCGTAGTACTAGGCAAAGCATAGACGCCCTGCCCGGTATTCATTACGAATTGGCCTTGCTCAATAGTCCATAAATTGATGCCACGGTTAGCCCATTCAATCGTAAGCATGTTGAAGGACCGACGTGCGGTGCGAAACTCATAGCCAGTACGAACCTCAAGACCCGCCCGCTCATACGCTTCCTCAACGATCTCGTTGAAGTCTAGGTTAAAGGTGGAAAGTCCTGAGGTAGTAGCCATTATCTAAAGCCTGCTGTTTTCTTTGCGATCTTTTTTGGTTGGGCTACGAATTGTTTTCCGGCGGCTTTTCCTGCACGCTTGGCTTTGGTCGTCGCAGCGTACTCAGCAGGGCTGAGACTTTTGATCGCAGCGCTTGGAAGGTATCTTTCACCAGTGTCAGAAGATTTTTTACCACTTTTGGTTCTCCATTTTTGGTCGCCCCAATCCTTCAATGATTTTTGAGGCGCTTTCAATCTCGGTAACCCCCGCCAGCCGCCTTGTACTTCTTGGCAACTAGCTGAGCTTTACGTGCTGACCACTGACCTGCGCCAGTACCCTGCGTTGCTGCGGACTTTACTTGAGACACAATCTTCTTACGGAGACCGGGTTTTGTGTAATTGCCAGCAGCGTTTACCTTGCCACCCTTTTTGTACTGGGTAAAATCAGTGTCATCCCGTCGGGCTGTTTTAACGCCTTTGGGCATTTTAGAGGCGCGGATATCGCCCATACCACGGGATGCCAACATAATTACACCATCTTTCCGCGTGTTTTGCCTTTGGTACAGCAGCCATCAGCGCGCTTAGAAGCCGAGCCAACAGAACCACCTTTAGCGTAGCCACGTTGACCACGAACTGCGTCACGCGGATCTTTCTTTTCGGGAGCGTATTCGGTATTGCGCAAAGACTTTGTGTAAGCGGCTTCAGTAGCCGTATTCATCTTGCGGTCAGCCATTTCTTCCCGTGCTTGTTTTTCTGCTGGACTCATTTGAGACTCCTAAATTAGCAGGTTTTGCCGCCGCTTTTCATAGTGATCATTTTGCCTTTGGTTTTACCCTTGGACTCAATGCCACCACCTTTAGCCATGCCGCCTTTTTTCATGCCCATCATGGAAGTATTAGCCATAGGAGTAGGCTTCTTCATGCCGTCTTTGGCAGTGCTCATACCGGGTTTCATTGTGGGCTTGCCCATTTTTGTAGTAGCCATGTGGCCTCCTGTAGAAAATTTTTTGCCTTTATCGGCGTTGTTAAACTCTTTACCCACGGATTGTGGGACCCCCGCTTTCTTAGCAAACGATGGATTGTTGGCCACCGCTGCCATGAAATTGTGTTGTTTTTTGCTTACGCTTGGCATTATTTGCCTCCTGCGTACCAATTAACAAGCTGAACTAAACCTGCGCCCATAACGCTACTGGCCCCGCCAACAAGCATTAAAACCTTCCAGCCACCTTTAGCCTCAGATAAAGTTTTATCAATAGCTGTCAGTGTAGCCTGCATAGCCTTCATGTTCTCCAACATCCTATCCATATCATCTTGCAAATGCTTGATGTCAGACGCGTGCGTGGCTAACTCTCTGGCTGTTTGAATAGCATCTTCAGTCATATCAACAATTCCAAGCCCTAAGAGCCTTGTTGATCCGTGAATCCGGGTCGTTGGCTGTCTTTGCACTGGTAAGCTTCTTTTTCATTCCACTCATCCTCGCACAGAAAGAGTCGCGCCGGGAGCCGCCTTCTGGCTGGGGCCGTTTCAAATTCATGCCTTGCGCTTTCGCAGAGGCTCGACCTTTGTCGTTCAAGCCGCCCTTCTCGGACTTGCCTTCTTTCCTCTGCCATGCTGGACTCTTAGCCATAGAACACCGTTACGGAGGCGTTGCTCAGAGTCGCGTAGACATCTGTACTAAAAAGAACACCCTCGGCTGGGATAAGTACGTTAAACGTCTCCCCATTCGCAACGGTGGTGATTGCCATAATCTCTGTACCACTGGAGCCACCATCTTTGAGAGTGACACTACCAGCAGACGCAGCGGGTGTGATTACCATACCGCGAACGCGAGTACGGTCCCCATACACCGAGCCAGATGCGGCCAGAGATTTAGCCTTTACGTCGGTTTGCATCATGATGCGAACCTCTTATCAGGAAGGAGTAACAGCAGTCGTGCCGTCAGCGTTCACCCAAGTGCTAGTAGCGGTAGCGCCGGTAGCAATCTTTAAAGTACCCAAAGTGGTGTTAAACACAATAGTACCTGCAGCTTTGCCAACAGTGTTTACAGTTGATGTAGCGTCAGCAATTTGAGTAGTTGTGGCAGTTGTAAGCTGAACGTAGCCAGCAGTTGCGTCTACGTTGCCTGTCACTGTACCTGTGACGTTGCCTGTCACTGTACCTGTGACGTCGCCTGTGATATTGCCGGTTACTGCGCCAATAAAGCCATTTGTGGACGTTACTGGGCCGGAGAAGGTGGTCGATGCCATGATTTTTCCTTACATACAAGTGGAGTGCATTAGTCTGTATGTCGTCAGCCGGGACTGTC